CATCTTGACGACTTGAAAAGCGGCGCTCCCGGCGACGTCCTTAATGAACTCACGATGTGAGATTCGGACGTTACCATTCGGGAGATTGCGGATCCTAGGACCCTCAGTCTGCATTCGCGTTGTTTTGGCCACGGGGGCTGAGGAGGAAATCTCCTTTGCCTTTCCCTTGGACGGCCCTTTCTTTATCTTCTTATTTCCTGTCATCTTTTTCGTTGATTGGTTCATTACGATGTTGTAGTTTCGTACGGGATCCACGTGATTTCGCACGCCGACTGTTCATCCTTCATAATCAATGTAGCGTATCTGATGCACCAGTGTTCGATTGTTATAGGTTGCGTGGCCCTAGAGCCGTGCTTCCTTACTCTCGTCCCACTATGAGTGAACTGCTTTAGCTCCCGACTCCTAACCGACATGTACACTGAGGATTTAACCCCTAAGTATGCACACTGTGGGATGGCTGGTGATTTCTCACCTACCCACTGTCGTATAGAGCCCTTGGCGCCGTCGTAGTAGTTTACACTAGTAACATCTGACATAACTGTTTGTCATCCTTCCGTCCAGTCTGTTGGCATTCCGCCTCCATGCACATTTTATGATTTTAATGCACACCCATTCATTCTATGATTTTAATGAACGGTTCGAACCCACGAATCGTGAGCTAGTGAAGACTTAGCGTGGACATTTTTATAGGCCTTTCGGCCAACCACTTTGGAAGGTAAAATGAAGAACCCCGTGTTCGGTTTAGGGACATGAACTGGTCCACACCTTCGGTCTGACCTGGGTACGAAGTACTGGCACAATGTGCTTACCCGTGAGTTGCTTGGCATCGCTTTGCTCCTCACTTCGCTTCCTAAGTATCCTATCTCATCGTTGGTGTGTCTAGTTTAACGACTTTGACTGGTCGGTTCTCCGTTCCTCTACTGAACCTCATACAGAGGGTTGAAGGACATGATTGTGTCGTATCTCGGCAGGGTCTCGCGTAAGCCAAATGCTTTGCGTACATCCCACCGGATCCAATACATGTCGTCTGGGCGCTCATTCAGCCCCAGCGTCTCATATAGTCCTGTCAGCCGAGCCAACGTGCCATAATGCTCTGAAACGTAATCCGGATCAGACCATTTGTCCAAGGGACCGTATGTTTCTCTCTTTTTAAGGGGAGGCATTAGTCTCATGGCCAGATGTGCCGATTGCCGGGCGGAGCGGGTGGGCTGTCCAAGCCCTTCCCTAACCAAGCTAGCGCTTGGGTTCCGCATTCGATACAGAGCAACTTGGCGTTGCGGCTTTGTTATGCAAAACTTTCTCCCATCATTCTTCAGCCCCAGGCCTCCGCATGATTTGGGTACGAATAGGTTAGGCGTGAAATCGCCTTTCCGTGTAGGAACTTTCGTCAGCAATCGTTGATTGTTTCGGATAAAATTCCTCTTCGCCCATCTCCGCGTTGGCTCGGGGAAGTGGTCAACAACCTCCCAGCAGGCAGAGAGGGTTCCTAGCAAACGCTTGGGAGCCCCCTTAAGCCTATGGCCAAAAACAAGGCCCTGGTTGAGGAAGGTCACTTCACGCCCAGACTTGTGCGTGTAGATACTATTGATGAGTGAGAAATGAGGAGACTCGTAAGTCTTCAACTCATTGACCTTAAGGCCGATAGCGGCAGTGCACGCGCGCCATTCAAGATAGGCATGTTTCTTGCCCGATCGAAAAACGACATCATCGCCATTGATCAGGAATGGAAAATCCTTGACTTGTTGGCGGGTGCGAAGGTCAAAAG